GTTTGACCCGGTCTCGTACACTGTTGTAAGAAAGTTAACCTAGCATTTAAACCTTCAGGTGTCATTGAGTGGAAAGCGGGGTTGAAATATTTGACCTTGTCTTTAATACTATCAAAAATCATTGGGTTTGATTCTTTAATCACCTCAAAGTAATCGCACTCTGTAAATAAATTTCTTAAAATCTTTTTAGATATACCCTCTTTAATCTTAGTAATAACATCAACTCTACCTTGTGGTTTTATAGTTTGTGTTATACCTGTTTTGGGTACTGATTGTTCGGTTTGTTTGTTATCATCAATTACCGTTTGTTCAGGTGGTGTTTCTTGAGGTTTTCTAGTTACCGTTATTTTTTTAATCGCAACCCTTCTACAAGCCATAGCTGGAATACTGTATTTTTGAGATACAGAAGTGACAGGTCCATTAACCGCGTTCTGTCTAATATCGACTGTACAATTTACCTCTTCATTTAAAACCTCTGTACCACCAGACGTAGTTACGGTAATACCTGAAGTATTTACGGCATCTGCTTTACTTTTTGGGATTACAAGATTTTCTCCTCTTGGGGTTGTAACATATTTAATTCTACCAATACTACCGGCAAAATCACCAATTTTATTACCCGTTGGTAATGGTTGGGCATTGATCCATTGAATTACAGAATCTATTCTTCTTTCAGATAGATTGGTATTATACTCGGGTGAGTTTGGGGCAGATGCTGATCCAACTAACTCTATTTCAACAGTACCATCGTTTGTTAATGTATCCGCAATCTCTTTTAATAAGTTTTTTTGGATGAAACTAAAGTTCCCTTCAATAACATCGGTATAGAAGTTTCCTATACCATCCCTTTTAAATTCTTTATTCCCAACAAATACTTTTGCCGGTGCTGTATTACCTTGGTAAGTTGTTTTAACTCCCGGTGCGGTGTACTGATCATACCACACATTATATGGTTGTGTTGCTGTTGTTCTTCTTGTTCTAGGGTCAGGATAATCATTGTCAAAATAAAACCCATAACCAACGTATTGATCTAATACTGTTGTGACTGGCTCTTGAGTTGTTGTATTCGCCTCAGGCCCAGTTTGATTAGGAATTGCATCCACCCCTGTTGCGGATTTTGGTGTATTACCTTCAGGATTAACAGGTATATCAACTAAAGTACTTGTTAATTCTTCAGGTGTTAATCTTGGGTTATTTAATATTTCTTGATATGTAAATAAATCACTTGGTGATATAGTGTTAAACTTGATTGCCAACTCATAGATATCGTATTTAACACATCCCGCAAAGAACGAATCCATTATAGAGTCAATTCTTTCTTTAGGTGTGTTAGCCAATTGTTTTTCGATGATTGTATTCATCATAGAAGGGTGATCCACAATTATACTCCAAGAAATTGAACCTGATCTACTTGTATTTTTATATGTGTAAATTGGTTCAGGTCTACCGATAAAAGTTGTTTCGTTGAAGTTAGGTTTTGAATCGTCATTAAATTTTAAGTTATATGGTGGGAACCACATAATTCTACCTCCGTTTGGTCCTTTCTCACAAACAGGTAAATCGTCATAGGTAAATCCTGGTCTATCCGACGTTCTCCACGCAAAATTCTCAATCGAGACCATATATTTTTTTACCTTACCATCCACAATATTTGTTGACCCTGGATTTCTTAATGGAGCAATGTTTAAGTTGTAAGTATTGTCTAACACAGAGAACCCAAATCTCCTTCCGTTTTGAGTAATACCATCAGTTTTTTGTAAATCACCATAAAAGAAATAAGGTGTGTCTTTAGTAAACAATCGACAATATTCAATACCGGCCTCTTGTCCCGATGTTTGGTCTGTATATGAAAATACTTGAGAACCTTTAGTGATTTCTTTATACCCGTCGTTGAATACTTTAGATACTTGGTTAATTGCCGTACCTACGTGTTTTAATCTTGTTTGTCCTTGTACTTGGTCCGCAGATTCAACTAATCTTTGTGTGTTATCAAGAATAGACCCCGGTCTAAAATCAATATCCGTCGATTGATATTTGTTGTAATCACTTTGTATAGTTGGGAACTCTTGATCGTAACTTTTAACTTCACCACCTTTACCAACATTAAAACCTGCGTTGTCTTTATATTTTGGAGATGTCCAAACAAACTGCCCTGAAATACCCCCATCATTTGAGTAAGATTTACCCGCTAGTCCGTTTTGGATTCTTCCGATATTTCCCTCATATAAAATACCAAGTTCTTGTGGTCCATATACTATTGTCGCAACTTGTTCACCAAATTCATTCACAGGGACTTGATTAGCCGGTGAATCAATCATACTAGGTTCCGCGTTCTTACTACCCACATAGTATCCGCCTTGAGATGGTGTGTCTTGATCAATAAAATTATTTATCAATGTCTCAGCACCACCAATAATACCTCTATTGTACGATGGTCGATATTTGTTATAGTCTAAACTAGCAAATAAAACAGATCTTTGTCCATTACCTGTATTCGCAACAAATATCTCGGAAGGGTTCCTTGTTTTATTTAGAATTGGTGAAATTAAACCACCTGTTAGATTATTTACAAGGTTAAGAGCGTTACTAGTTTGACCTGGGTTTGTATAAGGATTAACCTCATCAAAATAATCACCAGGTATAAATGATGCTGGAAAATATGTACCAGATATTCTGTTAGCCAAAGATACTGTTGCCAACACAATACTTTCAGGTTGTGAAATTTTCCAATTTCTATCAAAGAAAGGTTGTTGTCCCGTCGCTAATTGAGATGCGGTAAAAGGGTCCGTTAGCGTATCTAAGTTAATAGATCCAACGGTTGCTTGTGCTATCTCGGCAGCAATTCTTTCTTCAAATAATCCTTTTAATTGAGCGGCACCAATCTTCGCTAAATATGTATCCTGAGATAATAAACCGTCAGAACCAAGTGGGTCTATTTGGAACACGACATCAAAAGTAGAGTAAGATGAACTAACAAAATAAGAAGGGTCCCAATAAGGTTGGTAAATACTATTATTGTTTTGGATGTCGGTAATAATAACTAAATCCTTATACCCTCCAGATGGTCCAAAAATGTTTTTAATATATGCTGCATCAATAAAGAATTCATTTAATAAATCAATTTGTGCCGAATCTTGTGTGTAGGGTCCTTGATTTGACCCATTTGGTAATTGTGATGATGATAGTGGACCAATACCGATAGGTTCGTTAAATCCTCCCTCAGGTCCAAATACGTTTAATGGATACTGAGCGTTAGCAAATGTATTAGTTGATACAAATGTGTTTGGGGAATCAATTACAGAATAAACAGATAAGTTAGTTTCATAATTAACCGCTGGCTGTCTTGCGGATAATACCCCTTGAACCGAATATGGTTCTAAATTTTTTGTCAAAAGGTTTTTTCTAAAAAACTCTGAACTACCGAATGAAAGTGCGCTTTCTGCCATGTCTTCTATAAATACACTTTATTATGGTTTCTTAGGGTTCATACTTAATTGGGATGATCCTGCCGCTTCTTTTATTGTTTGTCGTATTACCGTATTATTTTCCATTAATTCTTGTATTTTTTTTGCCAACTCAGTGTCGGAAACTTGCACGTTTTGTCCGCCTTTCACATCAAGACTCATATTTACGTTAATATCATTTTTAGACTCTAATTTTTGAGTGAGTGGTTCATATTGTTTTCCAGCATTTCCTATAGCGGATTCAAATTTAGTCGTCACGTTTGTTGCCACTTCACCTATATTTTTCGTGATATTGTCCACAGCACTTCCCATTCTACCCACCGCCTCTTCAAAACCCTGAGCGTTGTTTTGTAATAAGGAAATTACAGCATCTTCAGCCACTCTAGCCGCAGGTGTAAACGTTTCTCTAACTCTACTTGCGGTATATTCAGTTGTTGCCGCTCTGGCGGCTCCTCTTGTAGTTTCTCTTGAGGTCTCTAATAATCTTTGAACAGGTCCTAAAGATGCCATACCTAATTGACCCCCCAATCTAATTGATTCAAGTTGACTATTCATGAATGTCGCCTGATCTAATTGTTCAACCGCAATCTCCTCAATACTTTTATTATTCTGATCTTGTGATTGTTTTAATTTTTCAATATCCTCAGGTGTTAATTGGTCAGGTTGTTTCAATTCAACCTTACCAGTTTGGATATTTTTGATTGTTACAGTCGCGACCCCATCTTTTATTTGGGACATCGATGCAATAAGTTCTTTAGTCTCTTTATCGTCAGCAAAACTTGGTAATTTAATTTGGGATAACTTTCTGTCAAATTCAGCGGCTTGTATACCCATTTTAGCAAATTCACTAGCATCAATGTTTAATGCTGATGCAACTTCTCTCATTCTTCTTTGAGCACCAGGCATAATTTCAAATTTATTGTTAGCCTCACTAAACTTTACAAAGTCTTTAGTTAAGTTAACAATTTCATTTTGTAATGCTTCAGGATCATTTTGAGCCATATCCATTGCCTTTAATGGATCCAATAACCCATTTGCCGTAACACCTAATCTTTGTAAAGATGCCGAATAATCAATTGCTTTTTCAGGTGAGAATAAATCATCGGCAATTCTAAACACATCACTCATACTAACTCCAAGACGTGCGGCTTGAGTTGCCATTTTGGTAAGTCCTTGTACCCCTCCTTCAAAATTATATAAGTTAATTTTTCCAAGATTTTCAGTAACACCTTTAGCAACCGCTTGTACTGGTACCCCCACATTTCTTGCATAATTTGTTACTTCAGCCATTCTGTCACCAACGTCGTACATTGATATACCAACCTCTCTAAAGTTAGCGGCTAAAGCCCCAACATCTTGTCCGGTCACTTTTGCCGCCGCCGCAATTTCAGTAACGGCTTCCGTCCCTAAACTTGCGGCGGTTCCTAATTTATCTGTTATGCTTGTTATTGTGGATGCAAATTCAGTTTCCGAAATACCCATTTGAGCTAATATAGGTCCAACATCCGCAATTAATGTCTTAAATTCCTCAATCCTGTCTCTTGAGACTCCGAATGATTGTTGTATTTTGGTTCCTTCGGCTTCTAATATACCAATACCTCTAGTTAAACCACCTATGGATTCAATTACCGCAGAACCAAATTGTTTTGCAATTTCAGGGATATTATATAAAGAATCGGCAACCGCAGTATATTGATCAGCAGAAACTTTAACATCCTCAGCGGTTTTTTTAGATAACTGACCTTCTAAATCTTGATTTTTTGATACAGCATCGGCCAAACTTGCTTCGAGTGTGTTTACTCTTTTTTCTAATTGTTCTATTGTTGCTGCCATTTAATCCTTTTGAAGATAAATATTTTAAGTATTGTTTTTAGAAGATTCTATGATCTTTTCTATAATATATCTTCTCACATAAGTTGGCATGCTTAAGAATTCAGAATATTGCATTCTCATTATTTTGGCGAGATAGTAAAACTCGTCGATTAGACTTACACTGTAACTAGAAGAAAGGCCGAAAAAATTCCACCCCAAAAGCAATGTTTACCACTGCTTTTTCTCCTGACGGGGCTATAATTTCTTTTGATAGATCTAATCTTGGTTCATTTTCTATAAGAAAATTTCTTACAAATTTGGAGTCTTTGATTGGCATCTGTTCAACAAAAGTCGAAATTTTAACTCTGTCTGTAGAACCATTTAATTCCACAATATTTTTAATGAGTCTTGATGTTACAACGGGAGCATTTCTTTCTGAGGGATAAGAACTAATAATCCTTTCAATTTCTAACTTATCACCCATAGTTAATAATTTAAGTTTAACCTTATGTTTTGACACAGGTAACTCAACCTCAAAATAACCTTCTTGATTTGGTTCTTGTTTTGGTTTAATAATATTTAATTCACTTAAATCAACAACAGCGGTAAAATATTCACCTGTCTGTGGGTCCACCGCAGAAACACTATATTCAGATCCAAAAGATGTGTTTCTCAAAAATATCAATATTGCTTCTGTATCGCCTTCTAATAATTCTTCAGGTCTTAAATCTCTTTCATACAATCTGTTTCGTAATAAAGGAAGAACTATTGATTCGTTAATTGTTTTTTTCCTATCGATAGATGAAATGATATTCTCATCAGCGGCAGTTAAATAACCAACTTTAACACTTCTCTTTTTACTCTTGTAAAATAAACCCTCAGACGGAAGTGATACTACGTCATGTGGTAAATTAAATTCTGCTTGTCCAGCGTTATAGATATCTTGTTCCATAGTATATAATGTTTCAACTTATATGATAAAAAAAAACCGTAAACTGTAAAGTCTACGGTTCCGATGATACGTTATTTTTTTATTAATATACTAAGATACATCTGTCCATTTGCATTTGACAAGTGATACCCGCAATATTATCTGAGTTGTACGCTAATGAACCACCATCATATCCTAAAAGGAATGTACCCTCTAAAATCCATTTCTCAACAACTACCCCTGTTGGATCCAACATTTCAAGGTCAACATTCTTTTTGTAACCCGCAGCATAACCCATACGCCCTGTTACTGATTCCGCACATAAACGAATCCATTCCATAACAGCTTGAGATGCTGAAGGTCCGATTGGATCACGGAATTTTACTGAAAGGGGGTCCCATTTGAATCGTCCAGCAACAAAGGTCGATGTATTTAAGAATTCAATTTCCTTTGATTGGATAGTTAATTTTGGTCTTGCAGTACTTTCTACATACCACTCGTTAATACCAAGTGATGATGGAAATCTCAAGATCCAACGGTTTTCCCTTTTCGGTTCGTAAGGGATCGGCATTTTCATTAATAAATCAGCCATATCTTATTTTTTAAATTTTGTTTTATTTTTATGATAAATATATCGTAATATTTTTTTTTCTATTTACTTCTACTTTTTTTCGAAATATATTGTACTAGGCCCTAGTTTAATTAAAATTTAGTTTTCTTTCCTCCTCCAGTATGATAAATATCTAAACCAGATTCATCATCAAAATGTCTCTTCATAGCCTGTACATTTCGTAGGTCGTCATCTGAAAAACCGATGTATGGGATAAAATAATTACTTATTTTGTTTTTCATAAATGCCTTTTCTTGTAACCTTCTTGATAAATTCTGAACATAAGTCATAAATTCTTTCATTGCATCTACTTTTAATTGTTCAGGATTGGCGGCGGATCCTTGTCCGAAACTTACTGGGTGATATTTGTTCATATCTAAATAAGATCTAACTAACTCATCATCAGTTAAATCATCTTCATCCGCTAACTCTCTATATTTTCTTAAATTTTTAACAAGTTCTTTTTCACTCAGACCATGCTTATTTCTTTTAATTAGATTGTAAATTGCACTTTTAAGAATAGATGGGGTATGTCCTCTAGCTGTGACGATTGCAAATACGGATCCATTATTGACCGCCTCAACAAAGTCACTCCATGCAGGTCCTGTTGGGGCTTTCATAGCATCTCTTAAAAAACCTTTGTCCCCTAAAACGTTGAAGTCTCTGAAGGGGTTATCATCAAAACCAACAATAGTGTGTCCTTCATATTCGAAAGGTTCTTTACCTACCTCCGTTCTATATTCTGCAAAATCTTCAGTAGACATACCAACAACCTTATCATCTTCATCTTTTAAATAAATTTTTGTTGGCATATACATAAGATTGTCGTCCCAGTCAAAAGCATAATACTTCATCGTTGGTTTCATCTGATCATCAATAATCTCAGAAATAATTTCTCTAACAACATTTTTGTAATTCATATATATAAATATTAGAATAAAAAAAAGGTGCCATTTCTGACACCTTTTATTTTTCGTTTTGTTTTAAGTTAATTAAACATCATCAAAAGACGCTCCTGTTGGAGTGATGTAGAATGTAATGTCAATAAATTCTAATGAACGAGTTGGTTTGATGTAAATCTTACCTGTCATTTGGTTTCTATCGATATCTTCAGGGTCACTTGAAACCGTTACTCTAAAGTCATACAAACCTCTATCTCTTCTGATTGCATCTAAGATTGGGTTAACCGCATTTAAGAAGTCTTGTCTTACTTGTGCGTCGTTTTGTTCAAACAATAATCTTACAGATACCGCTGAAATCAATTTACGAGCTTGAAGTAATAAT